CCATTTGAGACTGCTTGTTCTGGTTTTTCCCATTCTGCCTCTGCATTATTATTTTTACCGATCTGATTATATTCATTTGCAAATTCGTTTGTAGGCATAGAGAATGCAGCATTATTGCGTTGCTGCATATTTTCGGTTTCTGCAAGTTTGGCCCGTGCATTTGCAAGACGCTCAGATTGTTCCCTAGAGCGCTCCATTGATACATTGGCTCTATCGAGACGAGCCTGATATAGAGCTTCGTTGGCTTCGGCCTTTTTGCTTGCTGTCGAAACACTACCAGTGGATTTTGCGAGCTTGTCGAGCGTAGCAAATGCCTTAGAACTCGACGCAATAGAATCCATCTGCTTTGAAAATTGAGACAGGGAAGGAGCCATTTTTTCAATGGAAGATTGCAGGTTATTCAACTTTTCAATAATTCTGTCTATCGCAGTTTCAGCTTTTTGCGATGAACCTTCAATTTGGAGGGTAATATCATCATCCATAAAAGATAATCACTCCTAGCCTATATGCCAAATTGGCGGAACCTGTAATGAAGTTCCGCCGTTTAGTGTTATGCTTTTGTATTACTGCTCTTTTTTCCCCTTTTAAATGCAGCGCTTACACGCAATACTTGTGATTCAATAGCCGCACGCTCAGCGTCATATGAGCTTTCGCCGTCTCTATTGCCAAGTTTACTATTTGAATCAAATGACATTGGGCGATTTGGATAGGGACAATTTTCAGAGAAACAATGGTTAATTGCATTGATAAAATAGATTCCCTGTCTCCATGCACGCATATCATCTATCTGGTCGTCCATTTTAGCTTTTTCTCGATACGCTTTGACATATAGCCAAAATGTTTTTGGCTCCCCATGCCAAAAGGCATCAAACGGGCATCCAACTATGATAGACAAGGGAAACAGTTCGTTTTCAAACAACTCGGTAGCTGTCAGTTCAGACTTTTCTCCAAAATCGGCAGAAGCATTTAAACGGCTTTCGGGGATTCTACTATGAACCCGGTTTTCTTCTCCGTAGCATTGCTCCCACCCTGCGTAAAAACCGACATGTAGGCTTCGGCAAGCGTTGAATAAACCGTATTGATGCCGTGCTCGTCGATAGCCTTATCAGACAATTCCATAGCCTCATTGAGACTAATTGTTGGATGATACTTGCTCAGCCCGACGAACATTAGCATATCGGTTGCAGTGAAAAATTTTTCTTTCAGAATTGTCATAGTGCCTCCGATTTTTTCAAAAGCTCGGGCGGCATTGCGGTCATAACTGATTTTATACTTTTTATCGCCAATTTTTATGTCAAATGTTGTCATGGAATATTCCTCCTATGTTTTGTCGATTCATGGTAAAAGCAACTTATAATCAGCCAGCGGCTTCCATCAGGCTGGCAGTGTCAGGTACATATTCAGGAGGCGCGGTAACAATCAAATTAAGTTCTGCGCGCAGAGTTTTATCTTTTGATACTTCGTCAACAAACGTGCTCCCACGTGCAGAAAATTTAACGCCAGAGCCATCCTGATATACAATCAGATAGTTTTTATCTGCGGTAAGACTAACGGCAGCCACTACGGCTTGGAAGTCAGCTTTATTGTAGAAATACTCGAATTTGAAATTCGGGATACTCTGGCGTCCGGGGATTTGAACTTCTACTGAATCGGAGAGTGTTGTTGCATCAAGTCCTTTTGGTGCTGCTCCAGTTGCTGGTGCGGAAGTAATAGCCACTAATTCATGATACTTTCCAGCGGTTGTGCCCTCTACATAAAGCTTTGTGCCAAAGTCAGAAATAGCAGTGCTCATATCTAATATTTTCCCCCTTAGAAAAAGTTACTGATAAATTATGTTATGGTCTTCATCAATCTTGCATGAATATCGAAGTGTCCACCGGTATATTGTAGTGTCTATTGCATTGTCTGTTGGTAATGACGCTTCGCGCTTCATATGGTATTTTCCTTCGGTTACGGATGCAATAATATCTCTGATTTTCTTTGCAATAATTTCTCGTGTTCCGCCCCTCGCGTAGATATCAATTTGCCATGATTGTTGCGACCGGACGCCAGAATTCCTAAGGTCACGGTCAATTTCTGTGTTTCCAATTTCTCGGAGGGTAACGCAGGGGAAATCGGCTGAGTTTGCCTGATATGTTTTTAGAATATTTGCGTTCGGATAAGCTGCAATGACTGCGGTATAAATATCGTTAAAAAGTTGGTTTGTAACATCAATCAACGCCCACCACACTCACTTTCAACTCATCCCTGGCAATTTGTTTGATATATTCCTTTGTCTGATATACGAACGCATGGGCCGGTTGCCCTTTGGTATGCGCAATCCAACCACCACTTGCCGTCTGCTTTTTGGTGGGATTTGTATCGGAAGCATCTGTCGGATACCACCATCCAGTTTCTCCGTGATTGTTCACGTCATATGTCCATCCGGGAATTGGCTCTGGGTGGGGATGCGACGCCCCAACAATCCCAGTACCATATTCCACAAAGATTGCATACTTTGCTCCTACATGGATTTTGCCGATATTTTTGGAAGAATCATATTCCCATGTGATACTGTCTGCTAGATTGCCCGTACTATGGGGAGCAATAGAGCGCATATATTCAAATCCTGCTTTTGTTAGGGCTTCAACCGCTTTAGGCGTTTCGTCTTTGACGCGCTTCTGCTTTTGAATGAGCTTTTCTTTGGCCTTTACAACTGACGACAAGCTAAAGGCATTTATGGTAATAGAGTTGCTCATTTTGATTCTCCTGCAACTTTTTTGAAGTAAACGGAGACTTGGCATCCTGTATCAAGCACCTGTTCAATGGTGTAGTTGCAATTCATGGGATTATCATCATTGCCATTATTAAGGACGCCATTTGGTGATATCCCAATCCAGACGGCGCTTCCTTCGACAAATTGATATCCGCCTACATCAAATGGAGTGCAAACGGCTTTTACAACCCTGTTTACATCCGTGCCAAATGACTGGCGCTCTAGCTGGTCTGTTATAGGCTTTACATTTAACTGTAGCTCAACAGGCTCATCATAAACATCCATATATACTCCGATACGATTTCCATTTTCATCAAGCACTTGTTGCTTCGGCAATGGCTGTGAAACATACACTGTTCTTTTTTCACGTAAAAGGCTTCTCATGCTACCACCTGAATTATTGGAGTAATATCATTGAGCAACGAATCTGGAATATCGGCATTCTCATAGGTACGTGTCACACCATTTTCAGTATGGCGCTTTTCTCCCTCAGCCCCCTGTTTGTTGTAGAGAAACAAAGCAATCTGAATTTGCAATTCATTCCAGCGCGGTTCCATGGGTTCATCGTCCGGCCAGTTGCGGCGGTGTTTAATCACGCTTTCAGCGCGGTCAAGTATAAGTTGAAGCTTTTGGTCTTTTGATGTATCAGAATCCTTAACATCGAGCCAGATTTTCAGTTTTTGAAGCTGTGAAAGGTCTGCCATTAACTTACTCCTTTTTAGCAGGCGGTATTTTATAAGGCTTTTTAGCAACGGCTTTAGTGGGTTTTGGCTCCAATGGCTTTTCTAAATTTTTACGAGCCGTTTCAAGCACTTTTGCGCCCATAGCGACAAGCTTATCCACTTCGGATTCTGCAACCTCTAATGCTTTATGGGAAGCGTAAAAGCGCTCCCCATATTTAACCGCAAACGGAAATGAAACTTTAACCATAGGTTAGGCCACCTTCATAACGTAGCACTCGTCAAGACGCTCAAAGGACGGCAGAACGATTTCAGAAACGGAAGTGATAGTGTTGATGGGCGGCGTAGGCGTGGTGTATGTAAGAACCGCAACGCCAGTGTTCACAATGGAAATATTAGAACCGTTGCCAATGCCGGAACGTTCCTCGGGCGTAGTGCCATACCATGTAGAGCCAAGCGCGCCGTCCGGGATAAGAGTACACATGTCATCCGGGTAGAACTGATGCGCGCCGGATTCATCCTTGTACTTTTTGGTATAGATGATAACGTCCAAGCCAAGTTGCGCCTGCAAAAACGCTTTCAAAATGCCATCGGTCATAAAGATATTTGCTGTAGCATTCTGCGCGAGGATAGCAGACCTAATCTTCGCATTTTTGAGCAGATAGTTGAAAGTCTTACGGCTCATAATTGCAATGGAAGGACGCGTGCCGGTATCTTCCTCAACCTTGTCCATAGCTGTGCGGAAATCGGTCAGCGGGTCGGATGTGTCGGTTGCACTCCACAAATTGGTAGTTGTCAGCGCAAGGAAGTTGTTGGACTGGAACTTATGTGCGGGAGTATCGTACTTGTAGACGTATGGCACATCGTTAGCTGTGATATTGATTCCAACATCGCCGTCAGCCGGAGAAAGCAACTGCATAATCATCCGTTCAGGCACGACGTTAGCGCCGTCAACGAGCGTATTTGCATCGTCGAAAATCCGGTTCAGGATGTCCTGCGCATATGGGCTGTTAGTGTCCTGAATACGCATAATATCCTGTTCATCCTTCTCGGAAAGTGTCATAGCTTCACGGAAGAACGCCATTTCGGTTTCAACCTTTGTCGCGCCGATACGGTCACGGAATGTAGGCTTCGCATCGAATGCGGAAGGTTTCAACGAAACAGGCAAGCCCTTATAGCCTTTAATCCAAGAAAGGTCAAGCCCCATTTTCTTACGCGCCGGAAACAGGCCGGAGCCAAGATAAGGAATAGAATTGCTGTTTACCTCTGTCCAATGCTCCGCAATAGCCTGCGGGGTAAAGAGGTCATTGATTGTAATAGGCATTTGTATTCCCCCTCAATTAAGCTAAAAAGCTAATCTGTTTTAGTGCTGCTTTTGCGGTGTCGGCAGGAGCGGCAGGTAGAGCCGCAGTTTTCAAAAATCCATGGATAATCAGCGCACCGGAATTGTCGCCATATGTAACGTCTACACTTTGGCGAAGAACGCCGATTGCTGTAGCATCATTGGCTGGAAGAATTGTACCGGCTGGGACAATTTTCTTTCCCTCTGCATCCGCAACAACACCAGTTGCGGAAACCGTATAAGGAATAGCAGCAAAATGGTCATTCGCCAATATTTCAGTAGGAGCCGTAGCTTCTTTAGTTGTAAATTTCATACCCTTTTACCCCCGTATCTGTAATAATCAAGTGTTTTATTGGCTACTTCGTTCACTTTTGCCCGACGTTCGCCAAGAATTTTGCCAATGGTTTCTTTGGGCTTGCCGTTCCCTGCATCAATGCCGGTGTCAGGGGCCTTAACGTTTTTCATGGCAGCCTTAATTTTCTCATTGGTTGCCTTGTCGATTGCGTCAACAAGCGCCTGTGCACGTTTGAGCGATTCAGTTTCATCCTCGTCTACAACACTGTCAAGCATGGTTGCGCGGGAAACTTCATCGGTAATGCCCTTACTGACGAGCAGACTTTCGGCCTTAATCCGGTTCTTTTCTTTGGCAAGGGCCTTTTTGTCCGCTTCGAGTTGGTCAAGTTGTGTCTGCACCTTTTGGTCGGCAGTCATTTTGGATTCCTTGTCAAGTTGGGCCTTAATTTCCGGCGTAAGCTTTGCCTTAATGGATTCCTCGCGTGATTTCAGAGTTTGCTGAATCTCACGGTCAAAGTCGGCCTGCGTTGCAAAGGACTTGAATGGCTTTGTCTCTGCCTGCGGTGTAGTGGTTTGAGCACCATTTTCAACGTTTGTAGAAGCCGTGTAGACCGTTGTGCCTTTATTACTTGCCGTGCCACTTCCTGCCCCCGTATCTTCTGCGAACATCTGAGTATTGGCCGGAAATCCAAAGCTTGTGAATCTCATTTCTATAAACCTCCATGTTCCACGCCATTCCTCTGCTTTCTTCCCCCGTAGGTTCTTACTTGCATTGGCTCGTCGTGTAATAATATTTCTTGTTTCAAAGTGTCGCCGTCATAAACTTGCGTGTTCCATCAAGATGAATAACAGGCGTGTCTTTGCTGTTTGGTTTGAATTCTCCCGATTCCGAATATCCTCCATAGTCAAGTGAAGCTGCGGTATTGATAAACAACTTTGTCACAGGTTTTACGGAGCTATTTTGAATATCCGTGCGGAAAAATGATTCTTTTAGCACAAGAGGCAAATGTGAATGCCCGTGGACGTAAATGTCTGCATCAACAATACTTGCCATGTCAGCTACACGGGCAACTTTTGAACCTTCTTTTCTTCCACTTCCGGAACCATGTGCCGCATAAATTGTGTAGCACGGTTGCCGTATTCTTCCGCTGCCATTGGATTCCTTCCGGCCATTCTCCATTTGGCCGAAGCGAAGAAAAATCAAATTTCCTTCCTGCGAATATCTGTTCTCTATGCCAAGTTCGCGGGAAATCAGCCGTGAAAGTTCAATCCCATCTTGCCTATATGTTCTGCGCTCATGGTTCCCATCTTCTATGGCAAGAATTTTTTCTTTAATAGGAAACAAGAGTGATAAAGTAAATTCAAGCTGTTCCATGGGTGGCATTTTTTCAGCATAACTATCGGAAACGCTGGTTCGGGTTGCGTTATTTTCAAGGTCACCATTTAAAATGCAATAGGCATTAGGTGTGCTTGCAATTTTGTTGATGGTGTCTTTAATAAGCGTTACATCACAAGACTTATCCCCAATATGCCAATCGCCGCATGAGTAAACGTCAATCGAAGTGAATTCTCGCGGCAAATTTAATTTAATTACATTCAAAGAACCACCTCGTATTTTCATTATGGAAAGAGTTTTACCGGACGCTATGTCGGTCGTTTTATCGGCAGAAGCTCTTGAACTTGCCTATGGAGCTGAAATTCAGATTCGGACTGAAAGCCTGCGGATTACAAAGCCGCCGCTCTACCATTGGAGCTATTCCAGCGAATAGCCGTCTATCGTTCGGCCTCAACGTGACAACCGGCCATGTTGTTCGTTACGGGCTTCCCCATCTTGAAAAGCCAAGGTCACCGCGTTTTGAATTGCCCCGGCATGTCAGGATAATCCCGCCTGCTGGAGCAGTCCCATTTAACGTCCCATTCTTCCAACTCGGAAGGTTGACAACACGGTTTGCGGCCTCACCGACAACGTGGTTTACCATCAATCAGGTTTTTCCGTTGCCTGCCAACAACCGGCACATTCGTCCGGCAAGTGGTGGAGCTGCGGAGATTTGAACTCCGGTACGAAGCTTTGCACATTGGCTTTTTACTTCGGCAATTCCATAACCAGCCCCATATGAAAATCAAGAAGCGCCAGCAACCCGATTTTTTCGGGAAACTGGCGCTCAATGGCGCTCTGATATTTGTTTTAGGAGCACGTCGCTGCAATGAGGCAAATAATAACAATGATTGCAACGGGAATCCAAATAGGGGACAATACCCAAAGCCACGGCCATACAATCACATGGCAGAGTTTCAAAACAATAAAGGTGATTGTCAATGCTCCAAAAAAGTCAATGCCACCGTCATGAGAAACCGGCGTATTTTTATTCTCCATCGGCTTTCTCCTTCTCATTCATCTGTTTGCATTTCGGGCACTTGATACGGTATGGGGAGTTTACCGGAAGAAATCCAAGCAGACGGTTACAATTCCAGCAGCGGACTTCAACGAGCGTTTCTGCCTTATTCTTCACCGTCTGTTGTGTCATCTGGATTACTCCCCTTTCCCAAAGTCTTAACGGGCTGTGCCTTAACTTTGGCAGTTGCTTTTGCCGTCTGCGCATCCTTGTAAGCCTGCCCGCGCTCTGCCATCTGTTTCGGGTCGTCCGTAACGCCGATAATTTGAATAATATCTTCCGGCGCAAATAATCCAGTGCTTTGTAAATTGGATGCGGCTTGAGACTTATTGACAAGGTTATTTGTGCGGTTGCGAATGAACTTTACGTCAACTTGCATTGGTGTTAAGTCAATGCTATTGAACACTTTTAAAATGCGGCAAACCATCCGA